CATGCTCACTATCTGGATAATTTATATACAGTAATAATTCAGCGTAATCGGTAGAAAAATTGGATTTTTTAATATCCAGTTTTTGACAAATTTGAGGAGCTGTCATAATCCCATGCTTTTTTAGAAGCTTTAAAAAATTTAATTGTCTTTTGGTCATAATTTAGTTGTCCTCCTTTGATTTATTAGGTAGTTTATCAGAAATGTTAGTATTTGTATTATAAATATATAGAAGGACCCAAACCAGCGTGTATAAAGGGTGCACGGTTCCTGCGAAAAATAATGGATAAAAAAGCACCTGAAAACAGGTGCATTACATTCGTAGCGGGACTCGAACCCGCACATCCTAAGGATAATAGTTTGGCAAACTATCGCGTCTACCAATTCCGCCATACGCTCATATGAGATGTACACAAAGTACTATTATTATATATCATAAAAATAAAAAAATGTAAAGATATAGTAGATAGCATGAAATGGAAAATCTGATTAGAGCCT